GGGTTACCCCCCCTGTTTACGCAGCCAGGGCGGCGTCGAACTGGTCCCAAGTTTGGTAAGTAACTTTCGCAGCCTTGCGTGGTGTGCTGAAGTCAATTCGCTTCAGGTTGTTGTGGCTGTATACGCCGTCAGCAACGCCACCAAAAACCTGAATCTCGAAGCAGCCACTTCGGTGGCTTCCCTTGGGGCAAACACGGGTGGCAACGGCGTGGGCGTAAGCTTCCTCAACCGTCCAGGTGGCTGGCAGGTCGATTTGGTGCTCACGTACCTTGTCCAGGTTGCCTTCTGGGCGAGTGAAAAATGTGTACATTGCTAATTCCATTGTCTGCTCCGTGGTTGGTTTCTTCCTACCCTTTAAATATACACGTATATTGCACACATTGCAATAAAAAAAGCAGTGGTGTGTCGTTTTATTTTTGGTTGTAGGTTGGGGGGTTTTACCCTTCAAGGCCGGAACACGGCCCCACGGTAAATGCCACTCGTTCGTTAGGGGTTAACCAACCGGCAAGGTAGACCCCTGAGTTTCGCAGTTTAGTTTGGCGTACGGCGTGGGGACGAGAATCGTAGTCGTTTTCCATACCCCATACCTTGAACAGGGTACGCGCCTCTTTTTGCTTACCTTCGTCTACCAGGCGCTTCAGTTGGGCGACTACCGCCTTGCAGGTTTGCTTTTGAATTTTCTTTTCAGCTGCTGTGTACATGGGTAACTCCCGTGGTTGGTTTCTTCCTACCCTTTAAATATACACCTATATTGCACACATTGCAATAAAAAAAGCAGTGGTGTGTCGTTTTATTTTGGGGTGGTTTTACCACCTACCCCCTAGAATAGTTTCCAGTCCCAAGTGTGACTGACCGAACCATTGCCCCACTGGTAGGTGGTTTGCGTCAGGTTTACCCTGCGCCGTACCTTGTTCAGTTTAATGTAACCAACCGCCACGACCCGGTGGGCGTATTCGGCAACGCCCCGTGTTTCGATAGTTGGCTGCGGGTTTTCTAGCAGCTGGATTTCCTGAACACGTCTTTCAACCGTCAACCGAGGTTCGCCATGCCGGTCGCCAACACCGCCAATGAGGTGTTTTACAGTTGGGTCAGTATTTCGTGCTAGTTTGCTCATTCTAAACTCCCGTGGTTGGTTTCTTCCTACCCTTTAAATATACACCTATATTGCACTGTATGCAATAAAAAAAGCAGTGGTGTGTCGTTTTATTTTTGGTTGTAGGGGTCGTCCAAATCGACCTTGCCCGTAAGCAAGCAATAGGTGAAATAAATTACTACTACGAAAAATACATATCCTTCTGCCGGCATTGTCTGCTCCGTGGTTTGGGTAGGTTCTTCCTACCCTTTAAATATACATGGTTATTGCACTGTATGCAAGAAAAAAGAACGGGTGGCTGCTCTTTTTAATTAGCAGCCACCTGCAGACAAAAGTTTTCAACAGTTTCGGAAATCGTTGCCGGGGTACCGTCGGCATACAGGGTTTGGGTGACTGCCCAATTGGGGCCGAATTTTTGCAAAACCACCGACATATATTGACCGGGTCTGCAACGCACCGTCATGGCGTTTGGGCTAATTACCCTAATTTTCAGCTGCATGCCTGTGGCCGACTTGTTTACTATTTTGTAGGTTACGGGGGCACCAGGTTCCATCATCTTCTCAACTGCTTTTTCGTGGGGTGTCATTGTTTTCTCCGTGGTTTGGGTAGGTTTGCCCTACCCTTTAAATATACACCTATATTGCACTGTATGCAATAAAAAAAGCAGTGGTGTGTCGTTTTATTTAGGGTACTACAACCGCCCCACCTGGCCATGTATTGTGCGCAGCCACTAATAGGCAAAAATTCTCGGTCAACCCTGAAATAGTAGTCGGCCACCCGTCTTGGTCTGTTACTTGCGTGACTGCCCAGTTTGGTCCGCGTTTTTGGACCACCACTGTTAGGGGGTTGTTTTTGGGTTCACAAAGACCGGCGCGCGCAGCCGGGCTAAGAACCAGTATTTTCAGCTGCATGCCTTTTACTGTTTCGTTGGCGATTATTTCAAAGGCTACAGGCGCGTTAGCTAGTTGGGCGGTTTTTATTGCTTCTTTCATTGTCTGCTCCGTGGTTTGGGTAGGTTC